CCTTTGATCCCCAACCATCTCATCAACGAAAGATGATTTTTGGTTTTCGCAATACTTTAGTTCTCTTTCGTAGCCTTTTTCTTCGTCAAAATAATAAACCCCATTTGTCTTCAACACGTAAGACAGCGGCTTTTTATTTCCTTTCAAATAATAAACTCTATCTTTTATTTCCCAACTTGGTTTTTTAGGTTCAGACTTAATGTTAACCTCAACCATATCGTTAGTAGCTTTTATTTCAGGCGCTACTTCAGCCTTGCTTGTTTGTTTTTTTGCCATGATATAATATAATAAAAATTAAAAAAAAAAGATCGAGGACCGAAGCCCTCGACCTTAATAATATGCTTACTTCATTAACATGAAGTTGTTAGCACCTTGAGTGATTAAACATCTCTCAGTTAAGAAGTGTAGTTGCATTGCATCTAAAGCAGATGTAGCAGCGCCTACAGATCCTGTAACCCAAGACTTCATTCTACGATCATCAGTTTGTGAAGCTCTATAACGTACGTGTAAGAACGGACGCTTAACAGAAGCACCAACAGTTTGATCATAAACAGATGAAGAACCAGCAGGAATAATGACTCCACGGATAGCGTTAGCTCCAGCAGCATCGTTAATACCACCACGAGTAGCTTTATCGTTTAAGTAACGGAAATCAGACTTATAGAAGTCGTAAGATCCTCTACGGAAACCAGAGAAGCCTAAGTTTAATGCCATGTCTTCAGAGTTGTCGAACACACCGTAAGATGTACCGCCAGCACCGTAAGAATTCATAGAAGCTAACATATCGTCAATAGCTAAAGATGTAGAACGATTAACAAATAACATGTTTTCTTCGATAGCACCTTGCTTGTCAAACTCAGCTAAAATAGCGTCGAACTCAGCTAAATCAGTAGCAGCGTTAATACCAGTAACACCAGTAGTAACATTACCTCTTGATTCAATAGCAGCAAATAAACCTTGAGTACCAACTGAATCGCCAGCTGTTCCTAAGAAGTTATCAACACCGTCAGTAGCAGCAACACCAAGCTCACCTTCTAACATTGCCATTTCAATGTAATCAGTGAATCTTGCTCTTGTGTCAGCCTCAGCTTTTAAATACCATAAATAACCACCTTGTCCGTTTTCAGTAGAAACCTCTACCCAACCAATACGAGATGCATCTGATCCAGATACTTCGTAGTAGTCTTTCATGATGATTGGCTTATTGCTATAAGACTTGAAAGAAGGCTCGTTAGCACCTCTTGTATCAGCTTCAGCTGCAAGTGGAGAAAGGTATTTTTTACCTTTAGCATACTCAGAACCGTAAACTAATACTACTAAGTTAGTTGCACCTTCTGTAATTGCAGACAAGTCAGCTACACCATAAGGTGCCACGTCTATAGCGTCAGCAGCAACTTTAACAACTAAAGCTTTAACAACCGCATCTGGGTTAGAAATAATAACAGTGTCATTAACTCTAATACCGTGACTTCCTGCAGTATAATCTGCACCAGTGTCAATAAAGTCAGTGATAGTAATCTGACCAGCGGTAGATGTACCACCATCAACATCAGTCATTGTAGCTGTATAAGATAAGTGTAAACGACCTTGCTCAGACCAAACAACTTGATCAGCTGTCATCGCTTCTTCAGCACCTACTTGAGCTAAAAAGCCAGAAATTGTTCTTGGACCGAAAACCTCAGCCTCTTTTTCCATTAAATCTGGAACATATTGTTGCGCCCAACCTTGGTTTGCAGTTGACGCAAGATCTAGGTAGTTTGTTGCTAGCGTCTGCTGTATTACAGAAGGCGTGCTGTTCAATAAACCACCGGGATTTGAAATTGCCATAATTTTAAATTTTAAGCGTTAAATAATCTATTTTCTGTTTTTAATTTTAAACTTAAAATCAGAAGAGTTATCGCCTAACACTTTAACTTTCATTCCACCAGTATTAATTGGTCCTGTAAACTGTTGTCTTGGATCCATATTAATATTTTTAGATTTAGCAACGCTCTCCTTGAGTGCGTCAGCTTTACCTTGCTCGTAGAAATGTTGCGCTATAGCGTCAGCATTCATAGCTGTAAATAAACTTTTATGGTAACCTTTAGCATCTGACATTGTATTATCTTCGTTCAAAAACTTTTTGACAAAGTTGTTAATGTCGCTTTGTGTTTCCTTAACAGACTGAGAGTTTTTAACATTGTACCTAAACTTTTTGTCTCCAACGTTAAATTCAAAACCTTTGAAGTCTTTGTTGAATAATTGGTTAGTTTTGTTTAAAAACGTCCTGTGCTGTTTCTCAGCTACTTTTTTATTGTCTTCCGACTCTTTGTTGTACCTATTAAAGAAGTCTACAGCCTTTTGCTGCTCAGGAGTGAGCTTGCTTCCAGCCTTGATTTCTTCATAGTATTTGGATTTTACACTTTCCAAGTGGTTCTTTGCTTGAGCAACTTGCTCCTTCAAAGCTAATTTTTTTCTTCTTATATCTTTTTCCTCGTCTATTTCTTCGTCGTAAGAAAATTGATCTTCCATCATGAAGTCTATTTCTTCTGCGTCAAGATGAGGTTTAGTTTGTTTATAGTATTCTCTTAGCAAAGACAAGCTGTCAAACTTAGAATAATCTTGATTTAATCTAACATAGTCTTCTATATCTCCTCCAGTTTCATCTATAAAGTCAACTAACTTTTGAATGTTTTCTGGTAATGGTTTTCCAGTAGCTTCAGCTTCCGCTATCGCCTCTTCAACTTCTTCAGTAACTTGCTCAACTTCTTCTTGAACTTCTTCGTCGGTTATCTCTTCAACTACAAGTCCTTCTTGTGCTTCGACTTCCGGCTGTACTTCTTCTTGTTCTTGTACGGGCTCGGAGTTTTCATCGCTTCCAACCACTCCTGCGTCGTCAGCTGTGTCATCTGCAACTTCTGCTGTTTCTTCTTGGTTTTCATCTTCGATTGGTTTACTTAAATCTACTTTGATAACACTATCGTCTCCAGCGCTTTCAAATTTACTTTCATCAACTGTTTCTACAGTTTGTTCTTGTGTAGTTTCATCAACTACGTTTTCATTTTCTTCCATGATAAAATATTATATAATTAATTATTTAGGTTCAAAAGCACCTAAATCAAATCCACCTCCAAGTATATCATTACCTGAAGATTCAAAGTTTTTAGGTGGTTTGCCTGATTGACGTTGATCTATAAGTTCACTTTGCTGTGAAGCTTGAATTTTAGTTCTTTCGTCTTTTCTGTTTTCTTTAGCATCTTCTCTAGCTTTTAAATTAGCAGAGTCCATAGCTCTTAGCTGCATGTTGTACTGGAATTCTTGCTCCATTAACTGAGCTTTTAATGCTGCATCAGCTTGCATTTTTTGAGCATCAAGCTGTGCTTGCATTTGAGCTAGCTGAGCTTCCGCTTGTTTTAAAGCTTGCTGCTTTTGTATCTCAAGTTGAGCTTGTGCTTCTTGAGCTTGTGTGTTAGCTTGGGCTTGAGCTTGAATATTTTGCTGTTGCATCATTTGATCTCGCTTGAGCTTTTTGCCTCTACGTATCTTAAGTAGTTGATTAGCTAGCTTAATATTTTTAATATCCCTAAGGTCTATAGCATCCTCAAGGTCTATTAGCTTTTGCGCTAGAGCTTGCTGTATGTTATTCTCAAGCATTGCTTTTTCTTCCTCATCAGGCGATAGCTCTAAAAATATACCAAAGTCATACAAGTGTAAGTTAGACATCTCTTCTAATGTGGCTACATTATGCACGCCAATACTTTGTATAAACGCTTCTTTTGTAGGTGAGTACTCTATAATATCAGATATTCTAAGAGATAAGCACTCGCACACTTCGGCTGTTAAGAATAAACCTGAGTTTAATATATGTCTTGTTGCTGTATTACTATTTGCAGCTGCTAATTTTTGCACGCCAACCAAAGCCCTTTCATCTGGCATACTACCATCACGAGCTTCATTAAGACCGGTCACGTCACGTATCATTTGCAAGTAGTAGTTGTAGTTGCCTATTAACGCTTGTATTTTATTACCGCCAGATCCAGATGTTATCTCTTGAATAGGTACTTTACCTGGATTCATGTCGCCTTCAGAAGTTAAGCTTCGTCCAATAACACTACCTGTTTGAAAGAACATGTTTAAAGCTTCTTGTGGATTGTAGTTTGTACCATTACCTAAATCTACTTCAGCTAAACCATCCGCGTCTAAATAAACACCATCAGGCACCATACGCGACATAACTTGCTGTAGCTTCAGGTGTGTTAATTGTATCATATCAGCAAAACCAGTAATTCGTTTTACTAATGATTCAATTTTACCTTTATACATTCGCGGCGCAACAATACTATAGTTCATTTTAACTTTAGTAAAATTACTTTTAGGACGCATCATGTTTTCTGACATCTCCCACTTAAGCAATTTGTTAGTGCCTAAAATTAAAGCGCCTTCATATAAAGTTTCTATCGCTCTTTCTAGCTTAGAGAAATTACCTTCAGCATCTGCTGGAGGATTAAAGCTATCATCTTTTTCTATAAGCTTTTCAGCTCCACTACCT